CCAAACAGGCTACCCAGATCCTGACTGTTAACGAACGTCAGCAATTTAATGGCTATGGCTGCAACGATTACAGCACCGAGTGCATCAAGCGGCCTGTCACTGTACCCCGTCCACTTTGAGAAGTAAGACCCCAGCAGAGGAGCACCAATCACACCGAAGATGAATGAAGTTATGAAGTAGCCCACCAGCTTTAGGCGGCTGATATTTACTGCCGTAGCGACATAGAACACTGCCCCAGCGAACGCACCAAATACCACGCCATAATCAATGCCAGTTGCAAGGCCGAACATACTGGCCCCCATCAGCCCGCCAGCAGCTACCGTTGTGCCAGAAACAGGATCGGACATTTAGCCCCCTCTTATTGCTGTGAGTCCTCTCAGAATTGAGGGGAAAAAGAAAAGGCCGCGCATAAGCGCAGCCTCAAATGATTTGTACCTCAGCTTTCCGAGGCGCCTTATTCATGGCGAAAAAAAGCCCGCTCAGAGGAACGGGCAGAAATGTAGGCAATACTGATTCTGTACCGGATCGAGACGCACCTAATAGTCCGAGCTACCGATTTACCAGGAGAGCGCTCATTTTTCCGTTACTACCTTTTAAACATAGCTGGAGAAGCCGAAACGACAACCCCACTACCAAATAGCTTAGTGGCATTGCGTGGTGCCGGGTGCCTCCCGGTGAGCATGCCCCAGTCGGCATGGCCCGCGCTGCATTTACAGGTTCTGTAACTGACTGGTCGCCCCTCCGCATAGGGGGATTCACCACGCCAGAAATTTAACATTCAGTCTTTCAGGTTTCAATACTCTGCTTGTCTGAGGTATCGCCCAGCCTGATGTTATCAGCGTGTAGCGGCTTGTTTTTCTCTTTGATAAAATTGATTCGCAAATGATTAAAACATCAACTGGTGAAAATATGAGTAAGTACTCAGACCTTTTACAGGTAATCAAGTCACGGGTTTGCCAAAATAACAACTTCCCCCAAACATTACTGGCAGACTCACACAGTTACAGAGCCAGGCAGGTTTGGTACCGAATAGGACAAATATTCACTCTTGAATGTATTCTCGATGAGTACAGGAAACATTTTTCATCGGATTATTATTATCTTGATAACGATAAGGCTCTTCATCACCTTATCTTCGAAATGACCAAGTGGAAACCTGAAGAGATTAGAAGACTCTCGCTAAACGACTGTCTCTTTATCATTGCCAGTCAACTAAAGCCCAGTTATATGTCAGAAGATGCTGCCGCTGTCCTGGCGTCACTCAATCTGCCGACTGGCCACTATCCTGTTGAGGATTTTCCACAAGAGGACTGGGATCCCAGGGAAAACTCAGCATTCCTTCAAAGCTACCAGTAGCGACTCGCCCAATCTCCGCAGAGATCTGACTTAGCCGCTCCTCAAGAGCGGCTTTTTCTGCTATCAGACGGTTGAAGTGGGCAAGATAGATTTTCTGTTGTCCAAGCCAGTCTTCAAGCTGTTGAGTGGTCATGCCCGGGTTAAAAAAATATGGCTGCTGCATCGCTTCCCCCAGAAAAGCAAAACCCCGCCGGTTGGCAGGGTTCAGAATCAGTTTCATTTGGATGTACGTATCCATGATTAGAAGAATACAGGACAATTTTATGCAAAGTCAACTCTATCGTGCAAAAATTTGCCGCCATCTGTTTCGATCACATCAATAAATGGTCGCCTTCTCAAATTCAGCCGCTGCCTGTCTCTCTCCTTTGTGAAGCATATCCACCAGCCCTTCATAGAACGGCTTCCAGTTGCGTGACCACGAAGACTGATGGAGATCCGGGAGACGCTTCAGAATGGCGCGGTGTACCGTCGCAGAGGGTACAACAGAGAAGCCATTACCAGAGCAGCGTTCACATGTTTTGAAAACCGGTGCGCCAAGTTCTTTGGTCGCTTTGCGATCTAACACCTCCCCTTTACCACCACACCTGCATCGCGCATGGATCACTTTCTTTCCTCCGCACACTCCACAGACCCTTTTCACCAGTTCATTTCTAATCTTTGGGGCCTTCACTTCGACACCGTCAGCATCGAAAATACCGGGGTGCTTAATTACATCTTCATGGCGGGAAATAAAGCCGGTACCGCTGCAGCTTTGACACGTTGCTCTGGTGGCCGCCGAACGTGAGTATTCCGCAAAGGCAAATTGCGCCAGCGTCAACATGCAGGCGGCGAGCTTGTCACCAGCGGCTTTGCGGACATTTTTAGGAGCGTTTTTGATGGCAAACTGCGCCAGCGCCTGAATTGCAAGCTGTTCGTCCGTTTTGCTGATACCAGCCTTTCCGAGGAAAGCGGCAAGGCCGAAGCGCGCACGACTGCTGGTGGTACCGATGGCCGCCATAACATCTGTTCCGGTCAGTCGATTTGGAGATGTGCTTTTCACGTCGTCGCTAATATGCATGCCCTGAGGGCTAAAATGCTTTAACGATGCTTCAAGTTTCATGCAGCCACCTTTTTGTAAAATACCTGCTCACGAACCTGATCACCATTCATGAGCATGTCGTTAAAATCACCGTTATCGGGCCAGCGGATGCTGACTTTTACCAGGTCGTTTTTCGCCAGCAGGTTTGCGTGGGCGCACTCGAACGCCGCGGCATGTCCAGTTGCAGAGTGCTTGTCCATGTCGGCAAAAATAATCAGATGCTTCACACCCGCTGGTACCCGGAATTTCTTCATAAACCCGCTGTTGATTACCGCCCAGGTATTGACGCCATAAACCTGATAACAGGAGAGTGCTGTTTCGATACCTTCGGCGATGCCGATCGTCGTTGATACCGGAAACATGCGAATGGCCACAGAGCGGGCGTGATCCAGATAGCTGTCCTCTTGAAGCGACTTAAGACGTTTGGCGCTATCAATATCTGCCTTCCTGTCGCCGTCCAGCAGCGTCTGGTGCAGGTAACAAAGCTCAGCTTTGTCATCGGTAGCCAGGGCATACAGCGCTTGATAAACGCGCCCCGCATGGCGTTGGCGGTCACAAAAACGGATGCCTTCTGCCGGCAGGCGGCTTATCCCACGTTGCAGAAGGTAACCAGCCGCGCTAGTACCCCGTAAATCGAGCAACTTTGAAAACTTACTAATGACTCGCTGGCGCTGCCGCGCCGCCGAACTGTTAGCAGGCACGTTGATGCGCTGATAGTTATTCCCGATGAGCTGGTCCACTTCTGCGCAAATGGCGGAAAAGCTTTTTGACTGGGTCAGGGTCAGCAGCTTCATGCCGTCGCCGCTACCACATACACAAATCCATGTACCCTGACCATCACGGTCATCTACGCGGAACTTCCCCCTCGCCTTACATACCGGACACTCGCCCTTGTAATGGTGTTTCCCGGTGAAAGGAGGTAAGCCGTAATATTCAAAGATTTCAGCCCACCGGCCTTTTGCAGCTTCTGCTGTTTTCATATCACTGACTCACTCTGTTTACGTTTTCCTGAAACTTTCGTTTTGCTTCGATAATTAATTGCCCGTCGCTGCCCTCAGGAGGCTCATATTTGATACTGGCGCTCGGAGGTGGAAATAGATCCTGGTCAGGTTTCTTCCCCATCTGCTGCAGGCGTTCGCGGCGTTTAGCAAATTTGATAAGTTTGTGTTTGATGTGATTGCTGACCTCCGGTGTGATCTCCATTGGAAAGTCGCTTAAGCCGTTGGGCCATTCGCCGAATTTCTCCTGAAAGGTATGAGCACACCAGCCATCGCTGACAGGTTTCCCCTGCGCCGCACGATGACGCTGGTAAAACTTGATCTGACTCCACCAGGACTGTTTGTCGCTTTTGGTGTAAACCTTCTCGCCTTTACTCATTTTTTTGAGGTTGCGGGTGCTGTCGGTTTCTACGTCCTCACCGACCAGCGGCTTAAAACCGCATTTCGGACAGATGTAGACGCCGGCGGGTTTCATGAAGTGGCATTCAGGGCATTCTTTCGGGAGTTTCTCTTCGCGTTCTTTGGCTGCCCGCGCTGCAGCCCCTTTCATGCCATCGTTTTTAGACGGTAGTTCGTCGTATTCAATGGCATCAGGGAAGCCGAGGCGATGCACGGTACCACTGTGATCAAAAATCAGGCAGGCATCTTTCCCGGGTGCAGTTCGCAGTCCGCGGCCAATCGCCTGCAGCCAGCGGATTTCACTCTTTGTCGGCCGGGCGTAGATAATGCAGCGAACATCGCTATCAAAACCGGCTACCAAAACACCAACACTGACGATTATTTTTGTGGCGCCAGTCTCGAAGCGGTGAATCATCACCTGCCGTTCTTCGTGGGGTGTTTCTGCGACCATGACCTCAGCATTAATACCCGCCTTGTTAAACTGCATGGTTACAAAGTTTGCGTGGGCCTTGTTAACGCAGAACGCCACCGTAGGAAGGTCACGACCATGACGAAGCCAGTTATCGACGATATCGCCCACCAGGTCAGAACCGCACATGATTTCCGCCAGCTGGGACTCGTCGTAATCAGTACCGAACTCCATAGATGGCTTCGTTTCTACCCCGCTAAGATCCGGTTTTGTTGGGGCGAAAAATTCGTACTTACTGAGGTCGCCACGCTGGATTAATTCGCCGATCGTCGTGGGCTTAATCAGGTGTTGATAGTAATGGCCCAGGAACGGCGCAAACGGGGTGCCAGATAAACCGATAACCTTCGCTTTTTTCTCCGTTGTGATCCGTTCGATTTCTTTCATGATGCGGCGTTTACGCAGGTGTGCTTCATCGACGATAAGCAGATCGATGTTTTTTGGAAATTCACGCCTGATTAGCGTGTCAGCGCTCGCAATCTGGATCAGCAGATTAGGGTCGTAGTTCGGGTGATCACGCCAAATAAAACTAATCTGGTCTTCCGGCAACCCGTATTCTGTAAAGCGCTGGGCGGTCTGGTTAATCAGGATCGTATAAGGGGCGACAAACAGAACACGCATACCACGACTAACCAGGCCGGCAGTGATAAACGCCGCCAGTCCGGTCTTTCCGCTTCCGGTTGGCGCGTAGACCATGAATGTGCGGTTTTGCTTCCACCCACGGCGCAGTGAGTTAAGCGCACGCTCCTGAGCAAAATTCGGTTCGATATTCAGCATCACCATCACCTTTCGTATCACCTAT